AGGGCTAATATTGCCGCTAGCAGCCGTAGAGATGCGTGTCTTTGTTCGCAACCCATTGGTAGTCGCTTCAGTCTTTGTCGCGTCCACAGTTTGAGCTAGCGCAGCGGCATTAAGAGTGCCGTCATCATCGTGAGATACGGCGAAAAGAGCTGCTATTTCGTCCGCCCAAGCAGTTGTTGGCTTGATAAGGACTACATCACCGACTTCGTTGCCTTGATCGGTATAGCCAGGCGCAAAACTATCAATCTCTATATCAGAGCCAGACAGGTGCCCGAAGAATACTTGCGGGCGAACAGTCAGTCGGTTATCGGCATCTAGTGCCCCAGTCGAGCCTATAATAGATGTATTGAATCCGACAATCGAGTTCACTTGGATAGTAGTAGATGAAACAGCACGCTGTGCCGTAACTATGGCGCGGACTGTTTCGTTAGTCCCGTCGGAGCCTTTGATATTCTCGATTGATGGCATAGTCTTAAATACCCTCTGGGTTTTTTACAAGCTGTTGGATAGTGACAAGTAGGATATTAACCACTGGTGTCCAGATGCCGAATGCTTCTGGGTTGCTGGTAGTGATAGCAATAACCCCACCGATGATGGTGGATACTAATACCCAGCCTGCTACTTTTACAATGTGCATGAATTGTTCTTTTGTTAGTCCGAACTGCATAATCGCTCCTCTATTACATATACACACATTATAACATAATCGTAATGAAAATGACCCCACTAAATGTGAGGTCACTTCCTGGTTTCACCCTAGACTAGCTAGAGTATCCGTCAGTGATGACTGCAAGGTTATTAACCTTGTTAGGCAAAACAAACGTAAGTGTGCGGAGGCGGATGCGAACTTCCTTGCCATCAAAGCCTTCAACCTTATTCAGGACTTGGACTTCACCAGTAGAAACTTTTGGTCGGATGTTAACGATTGCGCGTTTGTCAGCAACAATCACTTTAACAGCACCGTTGAAGTATTCGTTAGGGGTGTCGATACAAATAACACCTTTGTGTTTACCTAGATAACCAGCTTCGGCATCTTTGTAACCAGCATCAGAACCTGTAAAGTTGATTTGGTTAGCAAGGTTAGCGGCAAAGTCGTAGCTCAACCAAGCAATCATTGAGTTGGTGTTTGTAGTACCAGCAACACGAGCTTTGTTGACGGCTTGACCGAATTTCAAGCTTAATTTGGTTTCAGCTTCTAGGTTAGAACCAATGGTAATGTTGTTTGCGACAGGGACGGCAGCTACGATTTTATTCAAAGCGTATTCGTCGAAGTCAGGGATAAATACTTCACTGATTTGCTGAGCAGCCCAGTCATTAGCCAAATCGCTAATCGGCACGTCTTGCAACTGTGTTCGCTGGAAGCGAGTTGCGACTGCCTTGTTGTAATCGATTGCGAATGCGGTGTCGGTTGGGGTTGATAGAGTGATAGTACCGTAACTATCAGCAGCAGCAGATTCGTTGTAGGTGACCAAGGATTTACTTGCAATTGCCATGATGTAGATTTCGTTCGAGCCATCAAAAGCTGAACCGTAACCGTTATCACCCAAGTATTGAGTAACAACAGATAATTTCTTCAAAGGCATATCTAGTTTATCGGCGACTTTTCTTCCATAAGCCATAAGTTTTTTCTCCAAAAATTTGTTAATTGTTTATTCAAGCGCTAGCTTGATGGTAGCACTATACCATATCTGTCAATACAATAGCAATAATAATCTCAGAAATCATATCCATCGTCATATGGCTTATCATCATCGTCATTATGCCTGCTGGCACCAACAACCGACACCATGTCCTCGCTTTCGTACCGCTCCATCATAGCCGACGAATTATATATACACTTACCAGTCTCATCAAATCCCCATTTAAGGGCCTGCCCAACATAACGGAAACTATCCGAGCCGTGAGATGCAGTGCCGTGTTCTGGCCCCTCATAGTTGCCAGTCGTCTCATTAAATTTGCGCTTATATATCTTTAGCTTGTGGACTAATTTAGCCGTGAATGGCTCGTGGAACGTAGTCGTATCTAAGCCGAGCAGGTTGACTACGTCGCCAATACCTTGCTCAACCCCAGTTTTTGGCAGAGTTGAACTATTCGGTAAACCATAACCACGCCACTTTTGAAGCCGCTGGATGTGGTCGCTATCGTTCCTTGTTCCGTCATGAGGCAAGAAATGCCACCCATAAATATAAGGTTTCCCTTGAATGAGTTTCGCCATCGGCTCGTCACCGATGTTGTTTGTCTCGTAGTAGTCGATGATATTGGTCTTTTTATCTATGTACTGAAACCAAGTGATCGCCGTGCTATCGGCCCCGCCACCAAGGTCGATAGCTGTATAGACAGGCTGTGTTTCGTCATACGGATGATCGCCAATCCGCCCGTCTTTTTCCATAGCGATAAGGCTCTCCCCATAATACGAGGTCTGATCGGTTTGCCCCCAGTCGAGCAACATCTCTTGACGATAGTTAAAGTCGTTGCCAGTCTCGGCGATATCGTCATTGCGGAATTGTTTGAGCTGAGCTTTTGTGAATATACCACTCTTGTCAGCCCTTAAATAGATAGCGTACTGTGTTTTGTCTTTCGTCGCACCGTCGTAAAGTTTCTTGAATGTCATACCTGAGATACCGGTAATTTTTGGAGTTGACTGAATGATTATCTGTCCACCATTAGCGAGCGTAATTGGTCGGACTACCCGGAGTGCCTTGGCCGGTATATCAACAAACTCATCGAAGATATATATTTTGGCATTAGCGCCACGCAGGGCATCAGGTTTAGTTGCCCCAAGCACCCTGAATACTGAGCCGTTCTTCAACTCGATATACATACTATCTTCGGTGCCGCTCGAACGAGCGATCAGCTCTTTCGGGATATGTTCGATAGTCTTAAAGCCATCGTTTTCGACGTTGGTCCAGAAGTTGTCGAACCCCTGTTTGAGCGTCGGGTAAACCATTACTACCGTCATCGTATGCTCAACCATGCGCTGGATAGCATAGGCAAAAGTAGCCAGCGTTTTACCGGCACGACGGTGAATAACCAACACGCTAAAACGGCTATGTTTCAAGCCGTTTAATACGTCTAACTGATACGGTCGGACACTAGGGTCGTAATGAGCAGGAACCTTTATCATTGCACTGCCCTCCTAGCGTACTCTATTTAGCGGTTGGTTTGGTGGCAGTCTTAGCTTTGCCAGCGTCGGCGACACGTTTCAGGTAATCTTTTTGGGCGTCACCGTTGTCATTACGGCTAGCTCGAGACTCAAGCTCATCGATCTGGAATAGCTCGTCAAGCCAGGCGTCCACGATGTGATGGATGTTAACATCCAGCGGATTCATCTTTCGCTCTTTAGCGAATGTACGGATGAAGTTTTTGTCGTCATAGCGACCTTCCCATAGGGCACGAATTTCTGGATCAACACGCCAACCTAGGTCATAGACGTGGGAATTTTTGTGCACGTCGCCACTCTTAATATAAGCTTCAACTTGTGGACGGCGGAATAGTTTAACGCTTTGACCTGTTACGATGTTTTCAAATTTAATTGGTAGTGACATATTATTTCTCCTTATTTCCCTTCGAAGTATCTACCGAAGGCGTTAGTTAAGTCATCATTTTTAGCGGCTGGCGTATTGTTATTATTGACTGGCAAGTCAGCTCGGTCAGACTGGTTGGTCTTTTTAGCCTCTGCCGCTTTACGTTCATCTTCGCCCTGTTTCTGCAACTCTAGCTGTTTAGCTACACTTTGCATCGGTTTCATCGCTGTATCGTAGTAAGCTACCACATTGAGTGGCATCTCGGTGATATAACCAGTTTTTGTTACTTTGGCGGTTTTGAGATAGTTGTCGAGTAATTGTTTGGCAATTTCTGGGTTAGCTTTTAAGAACGTGCCGTATTTACTCTCGACGATTTGCGAGCCTTCGAAAAACGACTGATTATTCTCAGCGTACTTGTCTATTAACTGTTCCCTGTCTTCGATAGCCTTGTCAATTTGCTTTTGGGCGTTGTCCCAATAATCCTTAGCTTCCTCGTAGGTAAATAGCTCTTGAGTTTTCGGGTTGATCAGTTTGCCAGCGATTTGGCTTGGGCCAACGATAATACCGTTGTCACTGTCTTTGATCTTTAAATCAACGTCGATACCATCTGGGAATAGCTCGCTGCGGAGTTCGTTTCGAAGTGCCTTACGAGTAGTCTGCTGAGCCTCGGCCGTAGCAGCTTGCTCGGCCAATGCAGCTCGAATATCTTCTTTGGTGGCGAACTGCTCTTTTTTGTCGTCAACATCAGCAACGGCATCGTCTTTCTTGTCTTGGTCTGATGAGGTATCAGCTTGCGAGACCTGATCCTCATCAGATTTTGTGGAGTCCGCTTCAGAGGTGTCCTCCCCAGCCGATGCGTCTGATTTATCATCAGCTACCTCTTCATCTGCTTTGTCATCTGATTTTTTGTCAGTGTCCTCTGAAACGCTAGCGTCGGTTGAGGATGTGTCGGCATCGTCGGCAGCGTCATCCTCTTTTTTATCTACGGCATCTAAGGTTGCCGTTTGTTTGTCATCGAACAATTTGAAATCTTCGTCCATGTTAAGCCCCCAAACTCTCTATCGCTTCATCTAGCTCTAGTTTTACTTCAAGCATAATAATCTTCATGTGCTTGTTCATGGCCAATTGTTGTTCTACCGAGAAACCTTCCTTGTTTTTAACAGTGAGGCTGTCTATACTGTCGAAATCAGCTATACGATTTTTCAGTACAGCTAAGGAACGTTTAATAGCCCCCTTATCGGCCACATCTTTTGGGTCTGGGGCAAATGGTGCTAAAATCGAACTTTCCGTAGAACGGTAGTCCAGCTCATCTTTATCAGGCATCTTGCGTCTATTTAAGCACTATCAATTTAGGTTGTCAACAGTATTTTCGGCTATTTCTTCGTAATAGTCAGCGTTGACGCTTAAAATCAAGTCGAGTAGCGTCTTAGCTGTGATTGGATCGCCCGTTTCAATAAACTCGTTATTGATGATGAGGGCCACCGTTTCCCATACTTTGAGTGGGACTTGCATGGAGTCTAGCCTTGCTGCCCTGCTGGAGCTAGCTGGGTATCGCCTGCTGGCATTGCTGGCTGTGGAGGTGTCATTTGCCTAGAACTGTCCATTTGGATACTTGGGTCAATAGCTTCGAACAATTTGTCTTCTAGCATATTCTTGCGCTGTGTAGCGACAGGATCATTAGGATTAGCTGTCTGGCTGGCGACAGTCACAGCGTCTTGTAGGTCAGCTCGCTTCTTAGCTTCAAGTGTTTCTTTACTCATCGATAGGTCAACGTTGACTTTCCATGTCTTGATACCATCGTAAAGTTCTTCCCATTTAATATGAACAATATTATCGTCGGCGACTGGCGGTACGAACATTGGCATTTCTGAAGTTGGTAGGAATTTGCTTTGAGCTAGTGAGTTGATTGAATCCTTGCACTCATCGTCAACAATTAAATCTTCCTCACCGACTTGTTCACTGATATATAAGTCGATAGCGCCTAAACCGTATTGGCGCAAAAAGTTCTCAAGGATATTAGTAATCTGAGTAGAACTGATATCTTTAACTTTGTTCTGTTCCTGCACAGCATCTTGGTTCTGATAAGTGCTAGGAGTGACAGCGCTACTTACACCGGACACACCCATAACAGTTAGTACCTGTTGGTCAGAATAGTCTAGAACTTGGCGATACTGTGTTAGAGTGCTGTTACCGAGTTCAACTAAGCGAGCGTCAGCGTTAGGGTCAAGTGTTTTCCAACTAGCACGGCGTTTCAATTGAATTGGCGTTGTGAACTGCCCACGTTGTAATACTGGTGGGTCAGCGTTGATAAGCTGCATACGAGCAGTCGATTGTAGATAGATATTGGCATAGTTAGCAGCAGGACTAGCTAAACGAGCCCTCGAGATGCCGAATGGACTGCGAGCTGTAGGGTCAAGCACAAGCGCCTGAACCCTAGGATAGCCGAATTTACTTTTACTTTTGAAATGGCGCAATGGTTTATCTATGTTGGTAGCGAACGTAATAACATCATACTTTTCGCCAGTACCATACATCGTAATAATGTCATACTGGTTAGATAAAGCGGCTTGCTGGCCGTAGTTATCTCGAGGCTCACTGACATCGCTACGTGGGTCTTGTTCTGCGTTAGGGCCGGCTTTTAACAATTCCTCAAGAGCTGAAACGTCCCAAGTAGTATCTGGATTGTCTTTCGCATTCTTGATGAGTTTCTTTAATCGACCGGTAGTAACACGGTTGCGGACGAAATAGATAGTGCTTTCGTTCCAGTCGAATACACCTTTTTCAATCGCTACGTCGCCGTAGCCGACTTGTTTAAGGCTCGTACCAAAATCAGAGTTTGATGTGCCGAGGGCAGTCATAAAAGCTTGGAAGCCACGAGTCAGAGCACTTTCAGCGCCAG